CGTTTCGATTGCATCACTAAAAAACATCGTTGGCTTAATACCACGATTGTAAATATTTCCTGCTATTATTTGCGCTATTGTTCTATAATTACCTTTTTTATATTTGCCTTCTTCGTCTCTTAATCTTATATTTTTTCGCTTTGCCCAAACTTCAATGTTTGTAACAAAACTTTGCCAACTTCCTGCATAATTTCCAGAACCAAATTTAAAACGACTATTGGGTGCTTGTTGTCCTCTTATCTTTGCATTCTTTGAAACCTTACTTGGGTTTGCACCTTTAACTCCTTGGTCTTGAAAGAACCCGTAATCTTCCATTTGAAAGCCTATGCGAATAGAATTTAGATAAACCTTGCTTTCGCCTTTAATCGAATTATAAAGTTTCTTAGAAGCGTTCTTTTTACGTTTCGTTAAATTCGTTCTTGCTTGTTTTACAACGCCGTCAACGAACTTTTGAAGTGCTTTTGCTCTTTCGTCTTGACTCATTTCGTTAAGCGTTTAAATTCTCGTTGCTGTAAGTCATCGCTTTGTTTTGTAAACGTGAGAAAAGTGAGGCATTTGCGGAGTCCCAACTTGGTGATGTCATCGAATCTTGTAATGTCGCCTTGAGCGAGTACATGTAGGCTTCCATACCACCCCCACTGCTTTCCAAATTGAGTTCTTTCGCTAAGTGAGTTTTCATTTCCTGCGTTGTCTCCGTCTCCAAAAATGTCAGGGTAGCTCTCAATAAGTCTTTTTCTAAAGTCCAAAAAAAAACATTCGCACCCTTAACGATTTGTAGCGGTGCAAACTTCATTAAGTCGCTGTATTCATCGCTTCCGTTGTATTCGTGAATTGAATAGCGGTCTTTAAAAGTTTCCTTAATAGGTCGATACATAACCGCCATTGCTTTGTGAAATGTAGAAACGTCTTGCAAGTACTTTTCCAAATCCACGTATTCGCCGAAACTAATTTCTTCTAAATTTGGAATAAAACCAAACTCCAAATCTTTAATCTTAAATCGTTGTTGAAACGTTCCTTCAGCTTCTAATGTTTTTGTAAGTGAAATTATCAATTCAGTTAAATCAGTCATTCGCATTTTAGCGATTGATTTCAATTCTAATCCCGTGAAACATTGCACCATTTGCTCCATTAAAAAATCCTCATCGTCACTATTTTGAGAAACGTTAACGAATTTTTGATAGGCATTAAGTGGTATTTCCGCAATTGATGTAGGTATGTTTATTTCAAGTCTCATACCTATTAAACTACAAAGTTTAATAAATGTTGTAAACGCCTTTGTTCGTGCTTATGGATTCCATTTCGTGGTAGCGAAGTGCATCAATCCCGTGATCATTGTAACCTTGCGGTTTATTGGTTGTTTTTCCCGTTTTATCAACGTCCCAACAATAACCACGAAGTTCTTTAATTAGATTTGTGCTATCCGAAGTTACTAAGTATTCTTGCTGTTGCATAACATCAATACCGTAGTTAATTGAATCCTTACCTTTCGTTACGGGGTAAATTTGTAAACCCCTACGTCTTATTTCTTCAATGCTTTTCGGTTCGGCTGAATCCGCATAAATTACCGCATCTTTTGGTAGTGCGTTTGCTATATCCCCGTTAAGCATTCCAGTACGATAAAACAATTCTTTAACAATTCGTTTGTCGTTCCATTTGTAAACTGCAATCGCTGCACTCGGGTCGTTGGTATATCCGAAATCTAATCCAATCCCTAATAAACGTGCTTCGCTTGGAATAGTATCTATTGTTTGCCAGTTACTAAATACAACCCCTTGTAAATTTCCGATTTGCCCCTCGCCATAAACCCTCCACCAATTCGCCCAATAGTTTGACGTTTTAGCTTTCTCTTTTTTAATCATTAAATCTTCCAAAGTTTCCTTTGAAATACCCTCGTTGTCTAAATAAGTAAGTAGTAAAAATTCTGCGTTGTGCTGTGGTAATATTTCGGAATGCACCCAGAATTCGTTATCAGGATTGAAGTCAATATACGTTTCTGCACTCCTAATCATTAAAGCATCTGCGATAATAAAAGGAATATGATTTGCTTCGTTAAGGAATAGAATATCACGCTTTCCGCTTGCTTTTGCTTTACCGTCACTATCGAATGATTTAAACTGCATTCTTGAGCCGTTAGTGAAAGTGTAGATTAGTGCTGAAGCGTTCCAGTTGTTCTCAATCCACCGATTTGTTTCAACCATTATCGTTTTGAAAATATCCAACGCTCCCTCTTTAACTGCTGGCAAAGTTTCTGCAACAACGGTTATTTTTATACGTTGTTCTTTGATTGCTCGGTCTATCAATATTGGAATGATAGCGTATGTTTTCCCTGCATTTGTTCCGCCTTGTATAACACGAATTCTAGCTTTCATTGCTTTTATTCTGTTTATAGCGGTTGTTCTTTTAAACATTACTTACAAATCATATTAATTTTTGATTTGTAACGTCTTCATAATCTGCATAAATATCAGGATTATTATCGTTTTGTCTTACATACTCTTCAAATACTTTTTTTAATTCACTAATCCTATCTAATAAGCAACTGCCACAAGTTGTAAATTCAGCGTGTTTGTTAAACGTACTTGTGTAAATTTGGTTAATTCTGTATTGAACTGTTGGAACAACCGAACCCCTTGTAACCTCAAAGAATTCCTTTAGAAAGTTGTAATCTGATTCGCTTAAACAGTTAGGTTTATTGTAAGGAAATAGTTTGTTTAACGCTTCTTTTCGTTGGTCGCAACCACAATCTTCACCTGCTACAAATTTAACAAGTGCTTTTATTCCCGTTGCTGTTGTGATTTGGTCGATTGTATCTCCTAATCCTTGTGCTTTTTTTCGTGCCATTATTTACGTTTTAATTCTTTTTTCAGTTGTTTAATTTCACGTTTCAAATCTGCTACTTTAAATTTTAAAATAGCATTTTCAATCTCTACATTTGAAAACTTAATTGTTATTATTTCACAACTCATATCAATTCTAAATCGTTGTTTATTAAATCTAAATAATCGTCCCCACAATTAATTCTAATCTTTTCTTTACATTCCCCAATCACTTCAAAGATTGAACGTAAACTAATATCCGTTCCGTTGGCAATATCTCGCATTGAATGATTGCCCGTTAAATACAATCTAAATAGTGTTTGGTCGTAACTATGCCAGTTGTTTATTTCGTTGTTTATCTTCGCTCTGAATCTATTTTGCGCTTCGTAAAATTCGCTATTGTCAACGTCTGCAATTTCCAAAGGTAGATTATTTATCTTAGATATTTGCTTTTTTGCTTTTAGAAAATTTAAGAATATAGATTTTAAAGTTAAGTGAATGAAGTATTGGTTTATTTTTCCGTCTACAATAATATCTTCGGGTCGCTTGTTTCGGTCAAGTCTAAGGTACATTTCTTGCACCAAATCTTCAGCGTAAAAATACTCCCCGAACTTGTTAATAGTTCGCACGTAATCTTTGTGATGTTTAGCTATTTCCCCTAACCATTCCATTATTCATCTGGGAAAAGTGGTTGTTCGATAATAGTTGTTTCTGTTGATTCTTTCAATCCGTTTAATCGTTGTGTTATACTTGGATTGTAAAACCCTAACAAACCGCCCGTTATTTGGTCTTGGCGAATTTCTTGTTTTATACGCGAACAGATAACCCCAAACACTTCGTAATAACCTTGTTTATTGTCAAAGTAATGTTTAACAGTTCCGTAATTATCATAGCAAAATATCTCAAATCCCTCCATTGTTAAAGGTACTTTTTGCGGTTCTTCAACTCGTTCGCCGTCTTTACCTACAAAGTGAACTTTAACCCACTTAAAAGATTCTTGTTTAACGTGTTCTTTGTATTCAATCCACGCATTTAAAAGTTCTTCTGGTTCTTTGAATATTCTTGTTGGATGTGGTTTTTTCATTCTATCGGTATTAAATTCTGTATTTCAGTTTGGAACGTTTCAAAGTTAATCCACTTACAAAGGTAGTAAATTCCGCCATCGTTTTCCACTTTGATTTGTCGCTTCTTTTGTGATTCCTGTTGCCTATCCTTACCAACTTTCAATTCAAGTGATAAGAAACGCCCGTTAACCATTCCTTCCGCATCTGAAAGCCCTTTATTTTCACTTGGAATATAACCTATTCCTTTACGCCATTTCCCTTCGCTTGAAATTCGTTGAAAAGTTGAAGATTTTGGGTAAATGTAGTGAAC